GCCCTGACCCCCGACCTGATCTTCACCTACTCCACCAGCGTTACTTCCGAGTAATCGGAAGGGCGCGCCCGTGAAAGGAGCGAATCACAGTGAAGTTTATCAACAAACGAACCGGCGTGATCCTGGAACCCCGAAGCCGCATGGTCGAAGACCAGCTTCGCAAAAGCGCGGAGTATGCCCCCTATGAGCCGCAGAAGGCCGCAGACGAGGGCGAAAAGCCGCTGGCGAAGATGAACAAGGCCGAACTTCTGGAAACCGCCCAGGCGGCCGGAATCGCGGTCCCTGACGACGCCACGAAGGCCCAGATCGTCGAACTGATCCAGGCGAAGGGCGCGGAGTAATCCAGGGCCGCCGAAAGGTGGTGGAAACGTGCTTCAACAGATTCTTTCTTCCCTGGACGGCCTGACCGACCTTGAACAGAAGGAAGTCCTTCGCGTCCTTATGTCGAAGGACGGCCGACTGGAAAAGGTCAAGGCCCTTCTGGGGATCACCGGAACAGACCAGGACGAAGTTCTTCTGTTCGTCATTCAGACGGTCGAAGACCTGGTCCTGGCCTATATCAACCAGGACACGCTTCCCGCCCCGCTGGAAAATGCCCTGATCGTCATGTGCGTCAGTTACTACAAGGCCGCCGGCCTGGGAACCACCCAGGCGGCCGTCGGTCCGGTCGCGTCCGTGAAGCGCGGGGACGTCACAACGTCCTTCGCCAATGCTTCCGGCGCTTCCGGATCGGCGTCGACCTTCAACCTGGGCGCAGAAGGCGACGACTTCTTCGGCTGGCGAACGGTCCTGAACGAGTTCCGGCGGTTAAGGTGGTGATCGTATGTTCGGAAATCCCGCCGCAGAGCGCGCGGCGATCGAAATGACCTACGAAGACACCGCCACGATCAGCCGGACCGAAACCACGACGGGATCGAACAACATCACGAAGACTGTTCCTGTCGTGAAGTATTCTGAAATCATTTGCGCGCTGTCGTATTCAGGAAGCGACAAGAGTCAGCAGACGGACGCACAGAACGAAATCGACTATGACGCCGTTCTGTTCGCCGCCCCCGACCTTCTGGTCCTTCCTGGCGACAGTGTTTCCCTGAAACGCTTCGGCCGAATGGACCCGACCAGTCAGCGCGTCCTGGCCTTCCAGGTCGTCGGTCGCCCGGCCGTCTATGCTACCCACCAGGAAATCCGCGTGAAGGACGGTGATCTGGCGTGACCCTGAACAACTTCATCGAAGCGATCGCGGGGAAGCTGACCGCCGTGTGGCCTGACCGGAAGGTCTACGTTGACGAAATCCCGAAGGACGCCGACGGCCAGTTCTTCGTCGGGATCATTGAATCGGAGCAGGAAAAGCACCTGGACCGCCGCTGGAAGCGGTCGATCCAGTTCGAAGTCCTGTACTTCCTGAACACGAAGGAAAACATGGAGTTCAACGCCTGGGCGGAAACCATGTTCGACCAGTTCGACGTCCTGACCGTAAAGGAAACCGACCAGAAGGACCGGACGGTCCGGCTGACCGGCCAGAAGGCGACGCCGAACAAGAACGCCCGCGTCTTCCAGTTCACCTTCGACGCCGACTTCTTCTTCGTCGTGACCCCGCCGGAAATCCCCTTCATGGAAACCCTGGACCAAACAGAGGAAGTGAAGTAATGGCAACAGCAAAGAAAGCGGCCCCCGCCGCAAAGAAGGCCGGCGTCGCAGACCAGGCGGCCCCGACCTACACGAAGGAACAACTGGTCAAAGCGAAGACCCTGAACCTTCCCAGGGACGCCGTCGCGGCCGTCCTGGAAGACGGGAAGGTCTACACGAAGGACCAGGCCGTCAGCCTGGTCACTGATTTTCTGGAAAGGAAGGTGTAAGTCATGCCTATCGGTGGCGGAACTTTTACCACACAGAACAAGATCCTTCCCGGCGCGTATATCAACTTCGTCAGCCTGGGAAGCGTCGTCAAAATGGGGACGCGCGGGATCGCGGCCCTTCCCCTGGAACTGAACTGGGGACCTGAAAACAAGGTCTTTTCCATCTACGCCGAGGACTTCAACAAGACCGCCCTGACCGTCTTCGGCTATGATCCCACGGCGGCCGACATTCTTCTGGTCCGCGAAGCCCTGAAACGCGCCAGGACCCTTCTGATCTACCGCGTCAATTCCGGCGGCACGAAGGCGACCGCGACCGTGGGCGGAATGACCGTCACGGCCGCCTATGGCGGAACGCGCGGGAACGCGGTCAGCGTCGCGATCCTGACCAACGCCGACGACGCGACGAACGTCGACGTCGTGACCTACCTTGACGGAATGGTCATGGACACCCAGACCGTCGCGAAGACCAGCGGGTCGGCCAACCTGAAAGCGAACGACTTCGTCACCTTCGGGAGCGCGGCGAGCCTGGAAGCGGCCGTCGCGACCACCCTGACCGGCGGCACGAACGGAACCGTCAACGGCGCGGCCCACACGGCGGCCCTGAACAGCTTCGAAGTGGAGTCCTTCAACGTAATCGGCTATCCCGGCGACGACGACACGATCAAGGCCCTGTATGCGACCTTCGTGAAGCGCCTTCGCGACGACGAAGGGAAGAAGATCGTCGGCGTCCTGTACGACTACAAGGGGAACAACATCGGCCTGATCAACGTGAAGAACGGCGTCGTCCTGACCGACGGGACCACCGTGACCGGCGACAAGGCCGTCGCCTGGGTGACTGGCGCTTCCGCCGGCGCGGAGATCAACGAAAGCCTGACGAATACCGCCTACGACGACGCCGTGGACGTGGACATCAAATATACGAAGTCCCAGTTCGAAGCGGCGATCCAGGCCGGCGAGTTCGTTTTCTATGCCGACTACGGAACCGCCCGTGTCCTGACCGACATTAACAGCCTGACCGACTTCGGCGGCGGCATGACCGAAGACTGGACTTCGAACCGCGTGATCCGCGTCCTGGACGGCTGGGCGAACGACGTCGCCCGGATTTTCGGTGATTCCTACATCGGGAAAGTCACCAACAGCGACACCGGCCGCCAGCTTTTCAAGGCCGACCTTGTGTCCCTGGCCTTGCAGTATCAGGACATCGACGCGATCAGTGACTTCGTGTCCGAGGACATCACGATCGCCCAGGGCGTCGGGAAACGGGACGTCGCCGTCGATTCCGCCCTGAAACCGAACGACAGCATGGAAAAGCTGTATATGACGGTCGTCGTCAACTAACGGAAGGAGTGTGAACCGAAATGAAAACCCTGAACGCGCCTGATACCATTTCCGGCAAGGAAGGCCGCGCGTATGCAAAGATCGACGGGAACAATGAAGACCTGTTCTTCGCGAAGACCATCGAATCCACCGTCGAGAAGTCGAAGTCGGAAGTGAAGGCGATCGGGAAACGCATGACCGGCCACAAGACCACCGGCGGCAACGGAACCGGGTCCATGACCCTTTACTACATGACCCCCCTGTTCCGCCAGATGATCAAACAGTGGAAGGAAACCGGCCAGGACATTTACTTCGACATGGTGATCGAGAACGACGACCAGGAGTCTTCCGCCGGGAAGCAGTCTGTCCTTCTGATCGACTGCAACCTGGATTCCGTCGTCCTGGGAAAGCTGGACGGCGACAGCGACGACCCCCTGGACGAAGACGTCGACTTCACCTTCGAGGACTTCGACATTCTGACCCCCTTCACCCAGTTCTGATTCTGAAAGCGAGGTAAAAAACAATGGGTAAACTGCAAGACTTCCTTATGGAAGCCCAGATCGGCACGACCCAGACGGAAGTCCAGATCGCGCCCTTCCCCTATCCCTTCATCGTGAAGTCGATCACCGAAGCAGAGAACAAGGCGATCCGGAAGACCTGTCAGAAGGTCGAGTTCGACAAGAAGACCCGCCAGAAGCGGATCGACACCGACACCGACCTTTACAACGCCCGCCTGGTGGTCGCCTGTTGCGTCGAACCCAACTTCAAGGACGCCGCACTTCAAGAGAAATACGGCGTTCGCGGAGCCGAAGACCTGATCAACCTGATCCTGAACCCCGGCCAGTACACCGATCTTCTTCTGGCCGTCCAGGAGATCAACGGCTTCACCGACGACGTGAACGATCTGAGGGACGAAGCAAAAAACTAATCACGGGGGGCGGAAATGAGGCGGACGCCGACGGCGAATCAGTTTACGCCCATTACGCTCTCCACCGGCTGAAAATCCTTCCAGGCGCGCTTCTGGCCCTTCCCAGGCGGGAACGGGCCTTTATCTATGCTTCCATTGACCTTCAAATAGAGAAGGAAAAGAAGGAAGCGGCGAAGGCGAAGCGCCGGAAGGGCAAGAAAGGAAGGTGACGACGTGGCCGGCGTATCTACACAGTTTTCGATCCAGGATAGAGCGACGCGACAACTGAACACCATGATCAACGCGGCCGAACGCCTGAACCGTTCCCTGGACACCACGGACGCCCTGACAGACACGATTGACCCAGGCGCGCCCTTCGAGCGGAGCGCCGGCGACATCGGCGCGGCCAGCCGCCAGGTCGACAACTTCAACAACAGGCAGGAACAGGCGGAGCGGGGCGCGAAGAAGGTCCGGTCGGCGTGGTCTGGCCTGGGCGGAATCATAAAGTCGGCCGTCGCGGCGTTCAGCGCGAAACAGGTGATCGAACTGGCCGACAGCATGACCACCACCCGCGCCCGCCTGGACCTGATGAATGACGGCTTGCAGACCACGGCGGAACTTCAAGACATGATCATGGAGTCCGCCAACAGGTCCCGCGCGTCCTACCAGACCACGGCCGACGCCGTCGCCAAAATGGGCGTAATGGCCGGCGACGCCTTTTCCAGCAACGAAGAACTGATCATGTTTTCCGAACTGATCAACAAACAGTTCGCGATCGCCGGCACATCGGCCGCCGGTATCGACGCGGCCATGTTGCAACTGACACAGGCCATGTCGTCCGGCGTCCTTCGCGGCGAGGAATTGAACAGTATCTTCGAACAGGCCCCGACCATCATTCAGACGATCGCCGACTACCTGGGGGTCCCGATCGGAAAAATCCGGGAAATGGCCGCCGAAGGCCAGATCACTTCGGAGATCGTCAAAAATGCCATGCTTGCGTCGGCTGACGAAATCAACGCGCGGTTCGACTCCATGCCTATGACCTTCGCCCAGGCGTGGACGATCGCGAAGAACGCGATCCTGGAAGTCCTGACGCCCGTCCTGACCCTGATCGGCCAGGGCGCACAATGGATTTATGATAACTGGTCCATGATCGCCCCGGTCTTCTGGGGCGTGGCGGCGGCGGCCCTGGGCTACGCCGTGGCCCTGGGAATCCAGACGGCCGCGACATGGATCGCCAACGGAGCCGCGAAGGCGTTCTTCACGACCCTTCTGACGAACCCCTTGTTCTGGATCGCGATCGCGATCGGCGTCGTCGTGGCGGCGATTTACCAGTGGGTCCAGTCCGTCGGCGGCCTGAAAGTCGCCTGGCTGATCTGTGTGAACGCCGTCCTGACGGCCTGGGACTGGGTGAAAATCGGCTTTATGACCGGCGTTTACTTCGTCATGGACCTGTGGAACCGTCTACAACTGGCCTTCTACACGGCCGGCGTGAATATCCAGAACTTCATGGGCGATATGAAGGTCGGCGTCCTGATGATCCTTCAAAACATGGTCAACGGGGCGATCGACATCATAAACGGCTTCATTAACGTCCTGAACAAAATCCCCGGCGTCAGTATCGACGCGATCGAGAAGGTCACGTTCGGGACGACCGCACAACTGGAAAACGACGCCGCAAAACAGGCCAGAGCCGCAGACCTGGCCGCCTACCAGGACCAGATCAATTCCCAGATCGCGGAGCGGGACGCCGCCCTGGATGCTATGAAGTCCGAAGCCCGCGCCGCCACGGCACAGCGCGAAGCAGAAATCGCCGCCGCAAAGGCCGAAGCGGCCGCCGCGAACGGCGAGTCCGGAAGCACCGAACCGGACTGGTCCGCCTACGCCGACAGCGGGAACGGCGACATCGGAAACGTGGATCGCGTCGGGTCCGTCGGGTCTATCGACGAAGACGTGAACATAGCCGAAGAAGACTTGAAGTTCCTTCGGGACGTGGCCGAAATGCGCTATGTTCAGAACTTCGTGACGCTGACCCCGACCGTGGCTGTGGACGCGAAGATCAGCGAAAAGGTGGACGTCGATGAAGTGGTCAACCGAATCGAAACCCGCCTGGAAACCGAGTTCGAAGCCGCCGCCGAGGGGGTGTACGCATAATGAGCAACTACGGAATGACCATAATCGCGGGGGGACGGGAAATCGACATTCCCGTCCTTCCCGAAACCCTGAAAGTCACTTCGCCGGGAAACAACGACACCGCGACCGTCCTTGTCCTGGGCGACATTCTGATCCTTCGGAAGAAGGGCCTTCGGACTATCGCCTGGGACAGCTTTTTCCCGGTCTACAACGCGCCCTATGTCACCGGAAGGGTCCGGGACCCGGTCGAGATTGTCCAGGCCATACAGGCCGCGCGGGACAGCCTGGAACCCGTTCGCTTCCTGATCACCGGAACGGACCTGGACATCAACGTCAGAATGGGCGTGGAAACCTTCGACTATGAGGAACGCGCCGGCGAACTGGGCGACTTCTACTATTCGATCAAGCTGTCGGAGTGGAAGGACTATTCGCCCCGCCGAATCGCGCTTCCGGCGGAGCCGGAACAGCCGGCCCAGGCGAAGGAACCAGAGCGGACCGGGGAGCCGGAAGCCGCGAAAGCCAAGACGTACACCGTGAAGGCCGGTGACTGTCTGTGGAATATTGCAAAACAGCTTTACGGCAAGGGGAGCGACTACACCAAAATCTACAACGCCAACAAGGGGACGATCGGGTCGAACCCGAACCTGATTTACCCCGGACAGGTCTTCACGATTCCGTGATCGCGATCCTGTACCAGAACAACGTGACCGGCGACGCCTTCGACGTGACTTCACTGTGCGCCGGCGCGAAGTGGTCGACGAAACGGTCCGGTTCCCCCGCTTCCCTTGAACTGACCATGATCGCCGACGACGCCGTGGAATGGACCCACGGCGGGATCGTCGCCCTGAAAGACGACGACACCGGGATTTTTTATGGCTATGTGGTGAAGATCGGCCAGGACGAAACGGACCAGGTCACGATCACCGCATACGACCAGACCTGGTATTTGAAGAAGAACAAGGAAACCTATGTCTTCACCGGCAAGAGGGCCGACGAAATCCTGACCCAGATCGCGGCGGACTTCGGCCTGAAATGCGGGGCGCTGGAAAACACCGGATACGCGATCCCGTCCATGATCGAAGACGGCCAGACCCTTTTCGACATCGTCTTGAAGGCCCTGGACTACACACTGATCAACACCGGGAAAATGTTCGTTCTGTGGGACGACTTCGGGTCCATTCGGATCACCGACGTCGAGAAGTCGAAGCTGGACCTGTTCGTGGGCGATTCCAGTCTGGCGACCGGCTACACCTACGAAACAGACATAGATTCCGAAACCTACAACAAGATCAAACTGGTCCGGGACAACAAGGAAACCGGAAAACGCGACGTTTACATCTTCCAGGACTCGAACAATATCACCTTCTGGGGGACCTTGCAGGACTACGAGTCCGTCGACGAAGACATGAACGAAGCCCAGATCAAGGAACGCGGAAATCAAATGCTGGAACTTTACAACAGGCCGACGAAGTCCTTCGAAGTGAAGGCCCTTCTGGACCTGTCCGTCCGCGCCGGCTATGCCCTGTATATAGGGATCGAGAAGGTCGGCGTCAGTTCCTTCTTCATCGTGGAAGAATCCAGCGCCGATCTGTTGAAGGAAGAAATGACCCTGAAATTGAAGGTGGTGTGATATGGCACTTCTGGACACTATGAAAAAAGTCGCCAAACAGTCGCAGGACGCGACCGTTCCGGCGGCGTTCCTTTTTGGAAACGTGACGTCGACGTCCCCCCTGACGATCCGGGTCGACAACCGCTTCGACATCGCCGGCGAAGCGATCGTCGTAATGAAGCAGTTCCGCGCCGGCTACTACCCGACCCACCAGCACAGCGGATTCAAGGACGCGCCGACAACGGAACAGAAAGCCGGCGGAGCCGGGGACGCTTCCTTCGCGTCCCACGACCACACACTGAAAAACGACTACCTGACCAATACCGACGACACGTCCGAATATTATTACGGCCTGGCCGTGGGCGACAAGGTGGTCCTGTTGCGAAACCAGGGCGGACAGTCGTTCCTGGTCCTGGGAAGGGTGTGATCTTATGGCCTTGATTCCGACCCCGTCTGTGGTCACGATCGGCCAGACCGTGACGGTCACGCCGGCGGCCGAACACCCGACCAGAACCTACAAGGTGGACTTCGACGCTGGCCGCGTCGCCGGCTACGTCGACGGAACCGAAGCTATGAAACAGGCGATCTTCAAAATCCTGTCGACGGAGCGGTTCGCGTACCTGATCTATTCCTGGAACTATGGAATCGAACTGAACGCGGTCGTCGGGAAAAGTTATCCGGTGTTTTCAAGTGAAATCAAGCGTGTAATCACGGAAGCACTTCTGGCAGACAGCCGGATCACCGACGTCACCGACTTCCAGGTCGAGCAGATCGACAAACGGACCGCCCGCGTCAGCTTCACGGCGGAAACGATCTTCGGGGAAATCCCCGTCGAAAGGACGGTGACAACCAATGTATGAGAACATGACCTTCGAAAACATCATGGAACGCTGTCTTTCCCGCGTGTCTTCTTCCGTGGATAAACGGGAAGGGTCCATCGTCTACGACGCGATCGCGCCGGCGGCGGCGGAACTGGCGATCATGTATATTGAACTGGCCTATCTTCTGGACAGGGCCTTCCCGGACACAGAAACCGGGGACGACCTGACGAAGAAGTGTCGGGAACGAAGCGTCTTCCGGACGGCCGCGACCTATGCGGTCCGGAAAGGTTACTTCGAGAAGGCGGACGGGTCCGGCTGTGACCTGGAAATCGGGACACGGTTTTCCGGGGGCGACATCAACTTCGCCGTGACGGAGCGGATCGCCGCCGGCCAGTACAGTCTGACGGCGGAATCCGCCGGAGCCGTTGGGAATGAGTACGTCGGGGCCCTGTTCCCGATCGACTACGTCCCGGAACTGGCGGCCGCGCGCCTGGCGGACATTCTGATCCCCGGCGAAGACGAAGAAAGCGACGACGCCCTTCGCGCCCGCTACTTCGAGTCCCTGGAATCCCAGGCGTTCGGCGGGAATATCGCCGACTACAAGAACAAGGTCGAACTTCTTCCCGGCGTGGGGGCTGTGAAGGTCTTCCCCGTCTGGAATGGCGGCGGGACCGTGAAGATCGTCCTGGTGGACAGTGAATGGTCCGTCCCGTCGTCTGAACTGGTCGAGGAAGTCCAGGAAGCGATCGACCCCGTGGGAACCCAGGGGACCGGCGTCGGCCTGGCCCCGATCGGCCACGTCGTCACAGTCGCCGGCGTCACCGGGACGACGATCGACGTGTCCTTCACGCTGACCTTTTCCGGGTCCGCGTCCTGGACCACCACGCAGGAAGCAGTAAAGGCGGCGATCCAGTCCTACTTCGACGACCTGACCCGGACCTGGGCGGACAGCGAAAACCTGATCGTCCGCGTCAGTCAGATCGAAACGAAGGTCCTGAACGTGGACGGGATCATCGACATCACGGGGACAACGATCAACCAGGGGACCGCGAATATTTCCCTGGACGCCGACGAAATCCCCGTCCTGGGGGCGGTGACGAATGGAACTTAAAGAATACTGGCCGCGCTACCTTCAAGACCTGATCGAGTTCGACCAGATCGCCGGAGCCGAACAACCGGAGTTCACAAAGGCCGTCCAGGACGTCCAGGGCGCGCCAGACGACTTCTTCCTGGTCAGCCTGTCCGAATATGGCTGTGGACGCTGGGAAGCGATTCTGGGGCTTGTGGCGCCCCCTGACGACACCCTGGAAGCGCGCCGCGAAAGAATCCTGATCGCGTACCTGGATCAGCTTCCCTACACATACAGGGCGCTTTTGAAATATCTGGCGACGGTCAGCGACGACTTCCACGTCGTCCTTGATAACGACGCCTATGAACTTTTCATTCGAATCCGCTTGTCCGGATATACACAGCGGGACGCCCTGGCGGCAACCCTGGGACAAATGATCCCCGCGAACCTGGTCCTGTTGCTTCAAACGGAAATCCCCCAGACCGTCCTTCGCCCGGCGACGGTCGTCGGGGCCGCTATGGTCAATATGGTCCGACATGAACACATTCCACAAGGGGGAAACCAAAATGGCACGATTTAAGTCAACGATCACCGACAAGGGCGCGGAAGTCCTGACCGCCTTCCTGGCGGCCGGGAAACAGCTTGTCCTGACCAGCGCGGCCGCCGGCGACGGCGTGGCCCAGGTCAGCCCGAACACGCTGACAGCCCTTGTCAATCCGATCAATGTGAACACCCAGATCGGCGAAAAGACTTTCGTCGAAAGCAACCCTTCCTATATGCGAATCCCCGTCCAGGTGACGAACGCCGGCCTGGAATCGACCGTGTACGTCAGAGAGGTCGCGGTCTATGCCCTGGACGAAAACGACGCGCCCTTCATGTTCAGTTATTCCTGGCTGGACGGCGAAGACAGCGACAACGTCCTTCCGCCCTGTTCCTTCCAGACAGAAGAAGGTCTGGCCGGCGAGGGCGACACGGTCCACGTCCACGACGTCGCCGTGGTCGTCACGAACCAGGAAAACAGCGGGATCACTGTGAACGTGGGAAGCGGGTCCTATGTGACCACGGCGCAAATGGTCGCCTATGCGGCCCCGATCGTCCACGGCCACGACGCTTCCCAGATCGAGGAAACAACCGGCGAAACCGTGGAAGCCGCACAGCGCCGCCAGGACTTCGACATTTCCGCGATCCAGGAACAGCTTGACACCGGCTTCACCGGGACCACCGTGACCCACACCTTCGCCCCCGCGCAGATCGACCAGTGGAAAGGATATGACGGGACCGGGCTTCCGGAAGGGATTCTGGACACCGTCGAAAACCGGCTGTATCTGTGACCCGCTTCGCCTGTACGCCGGCGGAAACGTCCTGCCTATTATCCAACCTGTTCACCGAACTTCGGCCCGTGTGCGGCCGCTGTGGGGGCGACGCCGTCGTTCTGTGCGGCCTGACCTACGAAGGTGAAGAACAGGTCGTCGTCCTTCGGGACTATGGCTTCGACTATTCCGGCCGGCGCGAAACGGTCGAGAGAATCAGGAAACGAAGGTGTATCAATGGGAACCCGGCAAAACTACCAGAGGAATCAGCGGAAGACTGACGGGGCGGAAAATCCCCTTCACGTTCTGCCCGTCGCTTCGAATCTGATCGACTACACCCTGAACCTGACCGACAACACGAAGCACTTCCCGAAGAAGGTCCGCTTCACACTGGTCAACCGGATTCAGGATCACGTTCTGTCGATCTACGAAAAACTTCTGGCCGCGAATGAAATCTACCCGATCCGGAGCGCAGAAGACAAGGCCCGCCGGCTGTCCCTTCAACGGGACGCCCTGACGGCCTGTAAAATGCTTCTGTTCTTCATCGAACTTTCAAAGAAGCGCGGCTATATCGACAAGGGGACCTTCGAATACTGGACGAAGATCACCCTTGACGTTAAGTTCATGGCCGCCGCCTGGTATAAGGCAGAGCAAGCGCCCGCCGAGAAGGCCGAAAAGGCCGGACCGGAAGGAGCGGAGCCGCCCGCCCAGTCGGAAGGTTAATGATATTAGGGTATGATCTGTAACCCCGAACGCCGGCAACGCGAACAACGTCCGCAACGTCAATTCCGACGGCAACCTGAACAACAACAACGCCTGGAATGGCAACAACGGCGTTCGCCCGGATTTGGTGGAAAACGTGACCGAGTAAGGCGACGAGCCTGAAAGCAGAGGACCCCAACAAAGGAGATCATATCCTTCCCGACGCCGGAAAGGCCAGGGTAAACACATGATTGTCGACGCGAGGGCTTCGGCTTTGCGACGCCCGGACTGTAAGCGGCAAGGAGCATTTTATGAACAACGAACTGAACCCGCCGACCGGCTTTGAAGTCATGGCTGACTTCAATCAGCTTTATTCGGCCTACCTGGAATCCAGAAAGGGGAAACGGTGGAAATGTGCCGTCATCCGCTTCGAAGTGAATGTCCTGGAAAATATCATGTTCCTTCACTTCATGCTGACGAAGCACAAATACCGCCCGTCGCCCTACAACTATTTCCTGGTCCACGAGCCGAAGGAACGCCTGATCATGTATAACGGCTTCCGGGACAAGATCATTCAGCATAGCCTGTGCGACAACGTCCTGGGGCCGCTACTGTCGAAGACGTTCATTTATGACAACTACGCCAGTCAGAAGGGCAAGGGAACACACTTCGGCCTGGACCGTCTGAAATCGTTCATGCAACGGTATTATAGGCAGTTCGGGGCGGACGGCTGGGTCTTGAAGTGTGATATAAGCAAATACTTTTACAGAATCAATCACGACGTTTTGAAGTCACAGCTTCGCCGAGTCATTCACGACCCCGACGTTCTGTGGCTTCTTGATTTGATCATCGACTCCACCGACGGACCGGGAATCCCGATCGGGAATCACACTTCACAGTGGTTCGCGATCCTGTACCTGTCCGGAATGGACCACATGATCAAGGAACGTCTGGGAATCAAGTTCTACGGCCGTTATATGGACGACTTTTATCTGATCCACCCGGACAAGGAATATTTGCTTTACTGTCTGGAAGAAATCAGAAAGTTCCTGGTCCCGCTGGGACTGGAACTGAATCACAAGACGGCCGTGTTTCCGCTGTCCCAGGGGATCGACTTCCTGGGCTTCCGGACGTACATGACGGACAGCGGAAAAGTCGTCCGCAAACTACGCCGTGAAAGCAAGAACCGAATCAGGCGGAAATTGAAGAAGTTCCGTCACCTTCTGGACGAAGGGCGGATCACCTTCGAAACTGTGGTCCAGTCTTATTCTTCCTGGATCGGCCACGCCGCACACGGCAACAGCTACCACCTGATCAGGAACACGGACGAACTGTTCTATGACCTGTTCAGAAAAGAAATGGGGGAATATCATGTCAAAACAACTGTCGGCGCTTCCCGTCGGCGCGATCGTGAAGTCGGTCAACACGAAGTATAACGGCGCTGTGATCCGCTTCAAGGTCGGCCGCCAGTCTTCGGACCGCGTGGGCCTGGTAACGGAACGAATCATTTCCCTGAAATGCTTCGACGCGAAGGAGCCGTCCAACTCCAACAGCGACCGCCGGAGCTACGGCAACAACCGCGCGGCCGTGGCGAATCTGCTTCAATGGCTGAACAGCGCCGCCGGAGCCGGCCAGTGGTACAGCGCACAGCACAGCGCGGACGCGCCGCCCAACAACGCGAACGTCTGGTCAAACTGTAACGAATACGAGGCGGAAGCCGGATTCCTGAACGGCTTCGAACAGGACTTCCGGGACGCCCTTCTGAACGACACGATCACCGTCGCGAAGTCCAGCACCGACGGCGGCGGTTCGGAGCAGATCACGCGGAAGGTCCGCCTGTTGACCCGGACAGAGGTCTTCGGCGACACCGAAAACGGCACCGCCGAGGGGACCCAGTGGCCCATCTTCACCGACAACAACAGTCGCCTTGCATACCCGACCGCCGAAGCGGTCAGCAAGTCGGAATACAAGACTTCCAGTCTGTCGTCTTCACAGCCCTGGTGGTGGTGGCTTCTCACCCCGAACGCCGGCTACGCGTACCGCGTCCGCGACGTCTATTCCGGCGGCTACCTGGACTACCACTACGCCTGGCTTGGCAACTACGGCGTTCGCCCGGCTTTGTTCCTGGCCCCTGACACCCTGGTATCTGATTCAACAGATACAGACGGGGCTTATATCATTCAGTGGAATCAACCGCCCACGACCCCGTCGTCCATTTCCCACGGGACCCCGCGCGCCGGCCAGTCCTTGACGATCACGACCGGCGGGTCCACCGACCCCGAAGGCGACGCGATCAGCTACGTCTGGGAACGCCGGGTCGATTCCGGAGCCTACACCCAGATCGGAATCACGTCCGCGAAGTCCATCGTCGACACGGTCCCGTCGAGCGGGACGAACTACCAGGTCCGCGTGAAGGCGGTCGACGCCAACGGCGCGGAATCCGCATACCGGACCGGGAACGCGACGCCCATTTCCTACAACACGGACCCAGTGATCAGCGGAAGCGATCAAAACCTGGGCGCGAAGACCGACCCGTTCACCTACGACTACACTGTCACGGACAGCGAAGCGGCGTCCCAGACCTTGACCGTCACGGAAACCGTGACCAACGGGACCGAAACGATCACCCTTCGGACCTACACGGCCACGAGCGGGACCCAGAACACGGCGGACCTGTCCGACGTATGGCTTCGGCTTCTGACCGGGTCCCACGTCCTGAAAATCTACGTCACCGACGGAGCCGGCGGAAGCGCGACCCGGCTGATCACGTTCAGCCGTACCGTCACCCGGATCGCCGCGTCCCGCGCGATCGCCACGGACGCGAAGGTCGAAAAGGTCTTCCTGTCCCTGTACCCGGCGGATCACCCGGCCGACGCGACCCTTCACGTCGAGGTCACGAACAACCCGTTCGACGACAGCCCCGCCTGGGAAGACATCACAAGCAAGGTCGGGAAGTTCGTCCACACCTTCACGAACACGACCGTCGCGTCGTCTTCCTACGGCCTGGCCTATCGCTTCTACATGACGAAGGGGACCCAGGAGATCGAAGTGATCCAGGCGACCGTCCGGTTCGCGTAAAGGAAAGGGGGAAAACGCTATGTTCAATCCGGAACAGTGTGACTTCGTCAGCATGGCCGAAGCGAAGGAACGCGAGAAACAGAACCCGGCGGCGGAAACCGCCAGGGCGGCTTCGATCGCCTTCGTGGCGCTTGCGGAGTCCGGCCAGATCGACGACGTGACCGCTTCGGAAAACGTCAGTCAGTTCAGCCCGTGGGCCTACCCCGTGGCGTATGCCGTCGGCAATATCCGCGCCTACGGGGGCGAACTTTACCGCTGTAACCAGGCCCACACATCGCAAGCGGACTGGACGCCGCCGGCAACGCCGGCCCTATGGTCGAAGATCGCCGATCCGTCCGTGGAATGGCCCGAATGGTCCCAACCGCTGGGCGCACACGACGCCTATGACTCCGGCGACAAGGTCGCCCACAACGGCAAACACTGGACTTCTGACCTGGACGGGAACGTCTGGGAACCTGGCGTCTACGGCTGGACCGAAGTGTCCGAGTGACCCAGAAAGGAGAAAGACGGCTGTGACCGAAGGAATTATTATCGCCGTCCTGTCCCTTCTGGGGACCCTGGGCGGTTCGTATTTTGCGAACAAGAAAAATTCCGCGCTGATTGCCTATCGTCTGGAAGAACTGGAAAAGAAGGTCGACAAGCACAATTCGGTGATCGAAAGGACGTACAGTCTGGAAGAAGCCCAGGCCGTGATCGAGGAAAAGATCAAAGTCGCGAATCACCGGATCGACGACCTGGAGAAGAAAGCATGAGCGGCGGCCGGCGCGCGAAGAAGCGCGAGTTTTCAAAAATCATCATTTCCACCGTGGGGGCGGTCACGATCTTCGTGACCGCCTTCACGCTGGTCATGGTATGGAGAACCGGCGACACGTCGCCCCTTGCCTATCTGATCCCGGCCGTCTTCACCGAAACGGCGGCCGCGACCGGCTTCTATTACAGCAAGGCGAAAGCAGAAAACCGGATCAAACTTCGGAAGAAGTACGGTCCCGAAATCTACAATGACACAAAAGAACTGTAACGAAAGGAAGGAAAGAACATGAACGCTGAACAGATTATTTCCGTGGTCGTCGCTATCCTGACCGGCCTGTCCGCCTGTATTCCCCTGGCCTACAAGCTGATCCAGTACGTCAAGAAGGCGACCCAGGAAAAAAACTGGGCCGCCCTTCTGGGGCTTGTGATCAGCCTTATGGAAGAAGCGGAAACGAAGTTCACCGACGGGGCGACCCGGAAGGAGTGGGTCATGGCTATGGTCCAGACTTCCGCCGAGTATATCAACTATCCCGTCGACGTTACGGCCCTGGGCGAACTGATCGACGCCCTGTGTGATATGACGAAGGTCGTCAACTTCGAGGAAATCCCGGTGATCGAGCCTGTAAAGGGGGGAACCGACAATGATGAAAAGTAAAACCTTTATCGAAAAACTGATCGACGCGGCCCAGAATCACAAAACCCTGTACGTCATGGGCTGTTTCGGCGCGCCCATGACAGCCGCGAATAAGACCAGGTACACCCAGAATCACAAGTACAACAGACAGGCGGCCCGGACCGCTATGATCAAGGCCGCCAGCGCCGACACCTTCGGTTTTGACTGTGTCTGTCTGATCAAAGGGATTCTGTGGGGCTGGTCTGGCGACAAGTCGGACGTCTACGGCGGCGCGTCCTACGCTTCGAACGGTGTCCCCGACATCGGAGCCGACAGCATGATCAAGAAGTGCCAGAACGTGTCGACCGGGAACTGGGGGAGCATGACCCCCGGCGAAGCCCTGTGGGTCCCCGGCCACATCGGCGTCTATATCGGCGACGGCCTGGCCGTGGAGTGTTCCCCGGCCTTCGAAAACGACGTCCAGATCACGGCCGTCGGAAACATCGGCAAGAAAGCCGGCTACAATACCCGGACATGGCAGAAACACGGCCGCCTTCCCTACGTCGACTATTCCGACGCCGGCGGAAGCGCGCCCGTCGTGACCCCGCCCGCCAGCGGCGGCGAAACCGTCTACACCGTGAAGAAGGGCGACACCCTGTCCGCGATCGCGGCGAAGTACGGGACCACCTACCAGGAGATCGCCGCCTACAACGGGATCGCGAACCCGAACCTGATCCGCGTCGGCCAGAAGATCAAGATTCCGTCCGGGACCGCGTCGCAGTCCTTCAAGAAGGGCGACAAGGTGAAGGTCCTGAACGCCGTAACCTATGACGGGAAGTCCTTCAAGACCTACTATGACACCTACGACGTGATCCAGGTCAACGGCGACCGCGTCGTGATCGGCGTCGGCGCGACCGTCACGGCCGCCGTCAACGCGGCGAACCTTCGCAAAGCGTAAGCCGGCCGGAGCCGGCGGAAAGGGGGCGATCCTGTGGGCGTGAAGAAGAATGAACTGGTCCAGTGGATCGGCGGCCTGGAAGCCCTGAAAGACGACGTCCCGGAAATCGTGTCCCAGATCGCCGTCGGCGAAGGCCAGTACGCCGTCCGCCAGGCGCGCCTGATCTGCAAGAACGACAGCCCGGACATCGTCAATACCGGCGACTACCGCCGGAACTGGAAGTCCGACAAGACGGCCAGGCGGAGCGGGAACCGCTTCATCGTTCGGTTTTATAATCCCCTGGATTATGCGAGTCACCTTGAACACGGCTTCCGAAGTCACTTCGTCCCCGGTCACTGGGAAGGCCACACATTCGTCTACAACCGGGACGACCCGGAAGGCGGAATGTTCGTCGGACCGAAGGGCGGCTATGTTCGGGGACACTTCACCATGCGGCGCGCCGTGAAGAAGACGAAAGATTCCCAACAGGCCAGAGTGTCCAGAAAGATCAGGCAAGAGATCAACAAGAGAATGAAGAAGTGAGAAAGGCGGACGGGAAAACCCGTCCGCCTTTTTTCTTTATCTGACCACCATGTCAAGGGCCTTCGAGAAATAACCCTGTTGCGACACGGCAAGGCGATAGTTCTTCGCCCCGGCCTGGATCATAAGCCCGTCGCCTTCCGGTAGGATCGCAGAGATCGCGGACAGCTTGCAGTCGAAGCCGTTCTGTTTTGCCAGGAAGACGATCCGCCGGTTCGTGAGAACCGCCAGGCCGTCGAAGGCGTCCGTGACGTCGTCGTACACCGTTTGACTGGCCCCGCCGCCGGATCGCACGGAAACACCCTTCGCGACGCGGACACTGACGCCGCCCCCGCTTCCGGTCCTTCCGACCGCCTTCTTCTTTGTGATATACCGGCGCGCCGGCGCGAAGAAATGGGCGACTTCGCCTTCTTCCAGGACGACAGGGACAGACGACAGAACCGGAAGGACGCCGCCCTGAATCTGTTGAAGGTCCTGTTCTGTCATGTATGGACCCGCCCCGCCCTGGCGCCTCGCCTTCTTCCCGGCGCTGGACTTCGCCCCTTGCCAGAACAGGAAGACCGCCAGGGCAACGAAAAGAAGCGCGATCACCCATTCCGCCCCCGTCTTATATTCCGGCGCGGTCGTGGCCGACACCAGGGCCGCCACGGCGGCCAGAACGAGAGATAAAGCACCAAAGATTTTCCACACCATAGAAAAGCCCCCTTGAATGATAATTATGGTTCATGCCAATAATATCATACCATAGTTTATGGTAAGTTCAAATAGAATATTGTGAATGGCCATAAACAGGGGGACAAAAATGAAGAATCTTGGCTACTACGGACGGCGGAATATATGCGGTGAGCGCGTCAGAATGGCGCGCCTGGCGAAGCGCATTTCACAGGAAACCCTGGCGGCGAAAATGCAAACGCTGGGCGTGAACATAGCCCAGGACGCGATCAGCAACATCGAAGCCGGCCGCCGGCTGGTCATGGACTACGAACTTCGCGCCTTCGCGACCGTCCTTCAAGTCCCCATTGAAGAACTACTTGAACCGGAAGAAGAATAGACCCACGGAACGCCCTTCCGTGGGCCTTATTTTTTACTTGACATTACGGTCTAAAAGGCGTAATATAAAGGCAGAACAGAGAAAGGCGGCGATTCACATGAAATCCGGAAGCACAAAGAGCGAAACGACAATCGCGCGTTTGCGCTGTGAACGGGGGCTGACACAGGCCGCCCTGGCGAAAGGAACCGGCGTCAACATTCGGACGATCCAGAAGTTCGACAGCGGGGAACGTGGAATCGAAACCGCGTCCCTGGCCGTGGCGCTTCGGATCGCCGACTTCCTGGGCGTCCACCCGCGCGATCTGATCTGATAGCACAGCAAAGCCCCCACCCTTGCCACATGGCAAAGGCGGGGGCTGTTTTTCTTTATAGGGGGAAGGAACATGAAGAAGCGCAGATTCAAACACCTGTCCTGGAACGACCGCCTTCGGATCGAATCGTTCCTGAAATGCGGGAAGCGTGTCCAGGAGATCGCCGACGAAATCGGCGTCCACCGGAACACGATTTACAACGAACTGAAACGGGGCCGGTATATCCACCGAAATTCGGACTGGACCGAAGAAGAACGGTATAGCCCGGACATAGCCGAAGCCGCATACCGGGAAAACCTGGCCGCGAAGGGGCCTGGCCTGAAAATAGGCAAGGATCACCGCCTGGCCGCGTACATTGAACGTCGGATCGTCGAGGACGGCTATTCCCCGGCCGCCGTCCTGGGCGAAATCAAGGTCAAGGGAATCCAGTTCGACACGACGATCTGTGAAGCGACCCTGTATTCCTACATCAAGAAGGGCGTGTTCCTGACCCTGGAAGCCACCCACCTTCCCCGCCAGGGCATGAAGAAGCGCCAATACAAGAAGGTCAAGAAGGCGGCCGCCAGGCCGTCGGCCAGCCGGAGCATAGAAAAGAGGTCCCCGGAGATCGACGACCGCACAGAGATCGGACACTGGGAAATGGACTGTGTCGAAGGCAAGAAGAAGA